ATAACGCGGAGGCATCAGTCGCACTCCGGCTGCGCACATAAATCATCGATGATCCATTTTGGCGTACACGCACCGGTTAGCGGGTACATGTAGGTGGCTCGGCCTGTCGTTCCAACCAAGTCCTGCGGGGTCAATCCGTAAAGGTAATTGCAGATGTCGTAGACATAATAATTGCCGTCGTACTCCGCCCCGGGTGGTGTGCCAGTGCAGCTCAGATTGTACCACGTCGCAGTGGCCACCAGCGTCGTTTCGGAAACGTAGTCAGTTTCAGGGCAAAGAACATCAGTGATCGTAAACCAGATTGTGTGCCCGCCGCCTGAACCTCCGCCAGCGAACCTCCCAATCAACGCCCGGTCATCCGATTCCTCATTCGCCCGATGATGCCCGTAAACAACAAACGGCCCCGAGCCTTCCTCGACTTCCCATGACCCAACAATCGGCAAATACTCAATTCCGGGTTCGCTCGGATCTGCTCCGGTCATGATGACAACGCCGAACCGAAACGCCCAGCCAACGCCAGTTTCTGTCGACGACGGCACAGCAATCGGAAACTGCGAATTGAAAAGAAACTCGCCATCTGTCGACGTCGGCTTTTCGACGTCAATTGCCGTCACGTTGTTGATGTTCCGCGTGCCTGTCACTCTCATGCACGCATAGGCGGGAATGACCTCGCTGCCTGTGTTGTAGACGAACACGCGATGCGGAGATGGCTCGTCAAGCGTTCGGCGGTTTGGAAAGTGCTGCGTTTGCTGCGCGGGGAGCTGCTTTCGTCGCAGGTAATCCTGCCACATTTCGCGGCCTTGCTCCGGAGTAAACCACGCTGCTTCCACGTTATGTTACCACCTTTATCAGCGTGACCTGAACTGGAGTTGATGCCGTGTCTGAATCGAGATACGTAGATGCCAGCGTTCCGACTCGCGGAAGATAGGCCACTTCACCCGGTGGAACGTCGAACCATTTCACAAATGATCCGGCCGAGTCACCACCGACAGACACGATTGCAGTCGCGTGAAGGTTTTCAATTCGACAGGCTGCACTGTCAGTGACGTCACCCGCTGCAATGACTTCGTGAGTCGTGCCAACGACTTGAACGTTGTCCGTGTTTAGCTCAGACGTCGTTGTCTTTTCCACAACCTTTTGCGGTGGGTTTCGAACCACTACACTGTTGCGTGAAAACTGAAGCTGTGACGTGAACTTAAATGAGTTAGCCATTACAGAAGCCCCAACGCTGCATAGGGTAAAGAATTGTAAATTTGCGTGTATTTCCAAATGGCCGCGTTCGGGTCAAGCTCTTGTGTCCCATTTAGCTTCAGCAGAACAGGCTTTGTTACTTCCTGCCCGTTTAGGTCTCTCGCCCGCACCGGCACCACCGTAGTGTCGGGAGTTGCCGAACCGTTAATCAGCAGCCCTTCATGTCGCCAACGCTTGTACCACGCCTGAGCTGATGTCGCCCCCATCAACGGCAAGCGGAATTGAATTCTGGCTGTCACGTCCCATTGCTCAAGAGGCAGGCCAAACTTGAACTGATTCTTGGCGGAGTACCCAACGATGCGTGCGGTGCCTGGTGGCCACCCGAGAAACGTGTCCGAGTTCGTTGCGTGTCGATACGCGGCCAAAGCATAGGCGTTGAACGTGAAAAACTTTCTGCGAATAACGGCGACAGGGTCTGAGATTTCCATCGTCAGTCCTTCGACCTGCTCACGGCACGCCGTCACGATCGCCACACCGTTGTAGTCGCGATCAATCGGTTCTGTTGAGGTTGAATCGGACCATTCAATGTCGACAGTCGCGTCGAACCGCTTGCCCTCGTAATTCAGAGTCACAATTGACGCAATCGGGCCGACTTTTTCGACTGACTTGGTTTTTAAAAACGAGTCAACGCCGTCTGCGTATCGTGATCCGTAGGCAGGCAAAAGCGTTGTTTCTTTGATCGTTTCCGCGTCATCAGTAACGAGGTGCGTCACGAAATACGCTGACGTGTGGCTGTACGTAGTCGCAAAATTGTCATACTTTTCGGACGTTCCAGAGCCGCCTTCACGGCTCCACATTTGCGTTGCGTCGATGACGGCCATTAGACAATTGCCTCCATCTGCATCGTGTTTGCGGTGTTCTGACGAACGTCGTCCCAGATCCGCATTTGTTGCGGATCAATCTTGATCGGCTTATCTTGCCGCCTTGTTTCTTTCAGCTCCCCAAGAATCTGTTGCATGATTTCTGGAAGTGACGTTGATGCCCCTTTCGTAAGCAGTCGCGATTCCGAGGCTGTCAACTTTTGCAGGTCTTTCAAAGCTGCTTTTTCTTCTGGCTTTTTTTCTTTGTCGGCTTTTAGCTTATCAATGGCAGCTTGCTCAGCAGCAAGAGCCTTGGCCGTTGCCGCATCCACTCCCTTGTTCATCAGTTCTTTTACCTTAGCGGCCTCTTTGCCCTGCTCTAATTCTATTCGCTGGATCTCCAGCCGCTCTCGTTCGGATTTCTTCAGGTCTTCAATGGCCTGTATTTCCTTTTCACGTTCTTGCCGTATCATGTCCTGTTCGCGTTTTCGCTGTTCCTCAGCTTGCGTGCGATCTTGTTCGGCTTGCTTTTCTGCCTCGCGCTTCGCAAGAATTGCATCCCTTTCTTCGAGCAGCCGCTGAGCTTCTCCGCGATCATCGGTCGTGGTTTTTTTCGCTGCTTCGATTGCAATTTGTTCCTCGCGCGTCGCTTTGAGATACGTCAGTTCCTCTTTAAGATCGTTGATAAAACTTTGTGACCTTTCTTTTGCCGCGTTTGCTGCCTTGATGGCCTCAATGTTTTTTGCACGTTCTCCTGTGTTGCGAGCAATTTCATCACGTTCACGCTTTAATGCCTCAAGACGTTCAATGTCCTTCGCTAATTGTTCGTCAGCGTCTTTCGCGAATTGCTTGCGATCCCCCGTGATCTTCCAGGCTTCCGCCCATTTCATTACCTCTTTGCGGCTATGCTCGACGTTCTTGCTGACGCCTTCAATGTTCTTGTTCAGGTCTGCCAGTAACGCCTGATACGCGGCCTGCTTTTCCTCCGGATTTTGAATCAGTTCGATGTCTTCTTTCTGATTCGCGATCAACCGCGACTGCAGTTCAGCCACAGACTTGTCGAGCATTTGCGTTTGTTTGGCTGCCAACTCCAGCGACTTCTCGAAGGACGCTGTTTTCCAAATTACGTCAGCAAGTGCTTTTCCCAGCCCAAACGCTAACGTGCCGACCAGACCGACCAAACCTGCTTTGAATGCGAATGAGGATGTGCCGCCGTTTTTCGCAGCTTCAGCGAAGCCACTCATTTTCTCCGTGACTCCAGCCAGGCCTCCGGCGAGTCCCGCCAATTCGGTTGATCCGGTCACACTCGCAAACGCACCGATGATCTCAGTAGCGGCCTTTGCTTTTTTACCGGCATCCTGAAACTTGCCGACCGATGTATCGAGCGTCTTACCGACATTCTGCAACGCCTTCGACGCCTGATCATCAGCTTTAATCAGTATGTCGACTGAATTGCTCATTCCTGACCTTTGCTTCTTCGCTGTTGAACCAGTGGGTTGCGTGTATAATGCTTGCCGATTGATCCATCGTTCCGCCAGAGCTCGGCAAGTGCCCCTTGTTGATCATGTCGATAACGTCGAGAGCTGTGTAAATCGCTGAGCAGTATGCCGTGGGGCAACCATCCAGCATCACGTAGCCGTCATTGCATTTGTCGCACGCATGGCCATTACACGACGGACACTCAATTTCGATCGGCTCTTTTTCCGTACTCAACGTTCTGCATTGTGTCGTGCTGCATGACTTGCACAGCATCCCGGCCCTTATGAGGGCTGCTGCCCTAAACTTTTTTTTTCCTCATGACTCAAGTATTGGTTGTGCATGACCTTTCGCAATAATTCACGGGCCTCAACATAGCTGAGCACGTCTGACAAAGACTCTTTGCTGTACTCAATGCCGTTCATGTTTTTCCAGCCGCACAAAACCTCCGCCAGCACATCTATCGTTTTTGCAAATAGGTCTTCGATAGTTATGTCCGGGCTGTCGGTGTACAGGTCGAGAACCTGCCCCACTTTCAACTGCCCTCGCATTGGTTGCGACTTCGCGAGGAATGTCGGCTGCGTTTCTTTCGATTTCGCAGCGTCCGAATCTAGAACGATTGGGTATTGCTGTCCTGCTTCGAGTGCAATTGGCATAGATCAATCAGTCAAAAGTGATAGTGAGTTCGGTATCGGCTGCACTTCCGGCAGTGCAAAGCCAAGTCAAATCATCCGACATAATTCCGCTGCGGTCGCCCTGCTGCTTGTTTTCTAACTGCGCCTTCGGAGCTGCGATCGTGATGGAATTCCCGGTTGCTCCGATCTGCATCGAGAACGCCTGTGCTGAACTGGTCAGCCAAAGAGCGTCGCGATCCTGCGTAGCGACCAGCACCGATTCCGGATTCGCCGTGATTACTGGAGCCCGATCCGTGACGATGGCTGACACGTACCCGCTGCGATCGCTGGCATTGACGCATTCACGCATCGTCACTGTGTTGCCTGAATTGATTTCGACTGATGCCGTGCAGAGTGCCACAGAGTTCCACGTTAACGCACCTTGAGCCACACGCAACGGAAGAACTGTTGGATACGTTGGGGCAAGAATCGCGATGTCTGTTTCGTTGGTTGAGTACTTACCCGTGAAGGTAAATTCAATCACGGCCTGCTTTCCAGTCTCCGCGATGATTTTCCATGTTCCCATCGCACCAGAAAGTACTGAAAGCTTACCGTCCTTGTATTCACCGATCGTGATTGTTTTTACGCCTCCAGATCCGCCTGGGCGTTCTGTGACTGGAGACAACACAAGCGAAGTGGCGACCCAGCCGCACGCAGGCAACAGCACAGATGCCCATGAAGGCAGCGTCGTTCCGTTGTACGACATGCCGAAACGAACCGTGCATGTGCCCTGCATTCCTTCAGGAATCCCCGGCAGATAATTGAATCCACCTTGCCCCTGTCGTCGGGTGACAGCGATATTCGGCTGAATGGTAAAATCTTCCGCGTTAAATGCGGCTTCAGATCCAGTGAGTGATTCTGCTGTTCCGACAGTCGTTTCAACTTTGGCAGCGAATACGCGACGACGTCTCAAAAGTCCGCTCATGATTTGTTCCTATGTAGTAACGAGCCCCGAGGCTCTGAGCACGTTTAGGTTGATTCGTCGGTCGAGTTGCTTCGATAACTCATCTTCGATGGCTTTAACTTGCGGCCCAGCCATGTCGTTTTTCTTGTATGTCCCATACGCCGACACAGCCAGCAGTTTGATAATTGGCAGCCGGGAGCGAGTGACCCTCCTGAATGCGTTACCCTTCCAGCTTGTTTTCATAGTGCCGGGCTTCGGTCCCTGAAATGCCCCATTAACTCTTTTGCGTCCGCCGCGTTTACTGATCTTGTATGACACTCCGCGTTTGTCTTGCCGTGCCCCGAAATGCCGCAATCCGAGTCGTGGCGTTTCTTTCAGTGACACGATCGCTGACAGGCTTTCGCCTGTGGCCTGCGTTTTTATCTTTAAAGGCTTTTCGACCTCATCTTTTGGAATCGCGACCTGCTTGCGGATCTCGCGGCCCATTTCAAGCTTCGTCTTGCGACTGACCTGATTGATTGCTCCCGCGATTTCTTTCGACAGCTTTTTCCCGCTCGCGTTCACAGCATCGGTCAGCCGCTGTAGTTGTGCGCGATTGATCTCAATGGCAATCATGCTCGCACCGTGTACAAATCGCCCTCACTGACTCGAAACATGACCGTTAGCGGAATGGCAATTCCGTCGTATCCTCCGTCTGATGTTGCGGTCTGTTGTGCTCCGAGATCAGCCAGAATTGCCAAGTCTCCAAACGTGTGCCACGTTGCCGGATCGTTCACAATCGCTTTGTGAATCTCTGCCTCCATGACGTCCTCATACACCTCGACTGGCGTTGT